AAATAAATAAAATTGTAGCTTGGGTAAAATTTGAACTTTTCATAATGTTTTTTTTAAAGTGTTATTTGTTTCATTTTGATACTCAAAGATACAACCACATAACACTATTTATACGTTTTTTTATAACATACAAGCCCTATTTTGTTACAGATATAACAATCAACATCACTATTTTGTGATATTTATAACATTCTTGTTACAAATGTAACAATCACGATTTTTTATAACAATCATATATTATTATAACAGTTAGTTATATATTTTTTAAAAATAAAGAAAGAAAGTATATATAAAGAAGTAGTATTTTAACAAAGATTTTCTTATTTATTTTAGTATAAATAAAACTTATATAATCATTGGTTAGTATAAATATTATTTATAATAGACAAAATCTATTGTAATAAGGAAGTAATAATTAATATCTATCATAGATAAAGTCTATTAAGCATTGGTATTGTATAATATATATTTATAAACACCTTTTAATATTACGCGCATAACTTTTTTTTATATCTTTGTCAAAACAATAGATAAAATCTATGGAAATACAAGATTATAGTGATCACTTAAAACCGGTGGTAAACGGCAAAGCAACACCTCTAGAGCAGAAGTACGCAATCGTACAGTACATTATGGAACGCTTCACGCAAGGAGAGGAAATTAACAAGATACTCAATGCGCAGCCTTATTGCAGTGTTATGACTTTCTACAGTTGGATGGTAGATGATCCGAAGGTTAACGACATGTATATGAAGGCACGAATGATCAAAGCCCACCAGTTATTCGATGACCTATTGACAACCGCAAGAGGCAGCCAGCACGAGAAGGACAGTCTCACGGCCGTAGCCCGTGACCGCCTTATCACTGATAAAATGACCTTTTACCTATCTAAAGCAGTCCCGAAAATGTATGGTGATAAACTAGACGTCACCACCAACGGCGAAAATATCAACATCATAAGTTTAGGAGGAGGAACAAAACCGCCACAGGATACCGACTTCATCGATGTGACACCTGAAACAACACCGGTCCAAAAGCTATCATACAAAGAAAGACGCAGAGGAATGAAGCCCGAAGAGTAAGCACATGCAAAGATAGAAGCGGAAGCAACACCCCCCGAAAGGAGGAATAAGGCAGGGCACACCCCCTTGAAAGGAAAACGAAAAGGGTTTAATATCCCTCCACAGTAATTTTATCAATCAATTTTATTTTTTTTTGTGAGAATAATTTTGTATATTTGTGATAGGGATAGATGGGGGGTAATTGCCTTATTGAACTTGTGAAACCGAACACATTTCCCTATTTTATTTCGGTATAACTTCAAAATCGGTAAATAATGGAAAAATGGAAAGATATTATAGGTTACGAAAATCTCTATAAAGTATCTAGTTTAGGCAATGTAGTGAGTTTAAACTATAATAATTCTAATCAGTCAAAATTATTAGTTGGCGGATTTAGTAATGGTTATCGTCAAGTAGGTTTAAATGGAATAAATAAAACAAAACGTGTAAAGGTTCACAGATTAGTAGCTTTAGCTTTTATAGAAAACCCTGATAAAAAACCTTTTGTTAATCATAAAAACGGAATTAAGACAGATAACAGTGTTGAAAATTTAGAATGGTGTACTTCTATGGAAAATTATATCCACGCATATTCAACAGGGTTGTATTCTCCAAAAAAGGGAATTGAAAGTCATTTATCAAAAAACAAAATAAGGCAAAAAGCTGTTATAAACACATTAACTAAAGAAAGATTTGTTTGCGTTCTTGATGCGTCTTTATCTATTGGAATTTCTTATGATTCATTGATAAAACAATTAAATGGGAATAGAAAAAATAAAACAGTAATGATTTATGAGTAACACTTATCAATTAACTGAAAAGCAAAGTCACGCTGTATATTACCTAAATGACAAGATAACTAAAATGGTTCTTTTCGGAGGGAGTGCAGGTGGTGGGAAATCGGTTATAGGTTGTTTATGGTTGATAGCTGTTTGCCAACAATATCCAAAGAGTAGGTGGGTAATGGGCAGGAGTAAGTTGAAGGCTTTAAAGGAGACTACATTGAATACTTTTTTTCAAGTTTCTGGTGATTTAGGTATTGCAAATCAGTACAAATACAATAGTCAAACCAATATAATAACTTGGAATAATGGGAGTGAGATATTATTGAAAGATTTATTTCTATTCCCGAGCGATCCGAACTTCGATTCGTTAGGCTCATTAGAAATTTGCGGTGGATTTGTTGACGAAGCAGGGCAATGTAGTTGGAAGGCGATACAGATATTATTATCAAGGATGCGTTACAAGTTGAAGGAGTTTGGTATAATACCAAAGTTATTTATGAGTACGAATCCTCAAAAGAATTGGGCTTATAGCGAGTTTTATATGCCAAGTAAAAACAAGACTATTGGTAGTGATAAAAAGTTTATTCAAGCATTATGTACAGACAATCCTCATTTAGACCCTACTTATATTGAAACATTACAAACGTTAGACCACGCAAGTAGAGAGAGATTGCTTTACGGGAACTGGGATTATGAAGACAACCCTTACGCTATGTTTGACTACGAGAATATCTTGGGAATGTTTACAAGCGAGTGGGTAAAACCTACAGAGGATAGGTATATCACTGCGGACATCGCTTACACAGGTTCTGATAAGTTTGTAATAGTGATATGGGCTGGTATGGTAGCTATAAAGATAATTGCTATTGACAAGATAGACGATACGATGATAAGCAAGAAGTTAAATGATTTGAGGATAGAGCATCGAGTACCTATCAAGAATGTGATTTATGACAGCGATGGACTGCAGACATTCACAAGGTTTAGTAGTAAGTTTGGGGTGTTGAGTGGTGCTGTAGGTTTTAAGAACAATGGTAGGGCAATTAAGGTAAGTGGCAAAACAGAGAATTACAAAAATTTAAAGGCGCAGTGTTATTTTTACTTTGCTGATTTGGTAAAGGATGGCAAGGTATTTATACAAGATAAAGTTTATTCAAAACAAATAATAGAGGAGTTTGAGCAAATTAATAGAAAGCCACAGGATGATGATGGGTACTTAGCGATAGAGAGAAAAGTGGATTTGAAAGAGCGGTTAAAGAGGAGTCCTGACTTTGCTGATGCGATAATGATGAGGGCTTATGTAGAGATAAAAGGGAAGCATAAACCAAGAATTTTATGGTAAAATGAATTTGTATAAAATAATTTATTACATTTGTAGATAAAAACATTCAAAACAATGATTTTCAAGGACGACCAAGAAGCGATAGCCGTTATTAAAACACACGAAAGAGTTTGTAAAGATTTTTTAGAAATGCGTGAATACTCTAGGCAGTTGAGGGCATTAGTGAATGGGGAGGACTTTATAGAGGAGTTGATTGAGAAGATTGAAATCATTGAGAGTGAGAAGAAAGCGTTGGCTAGAAGGAAATACTCTAGGGATATAAAGGATGTATTCAGTAGGTTGTTTCAACCGATAGATAATATCTATTATGCAACAGGAGGGGTTAAGGACTATGATATTAACCCAGCTATCAAGGAAGCGTTTATAAAAAAGATTGCAAGTATTCGAGATGGGAAGCCATTGGCGGAATGGGTGCAACACAAGGCTATTGAATTGTTTAACACAGACCCTAATGGGTTGATATTTTTGGAATACACTACAACTCCAAAGTTAGACGTTTACCCAACATACAAGAGCATAAACAGTATAAGACATTACGAGAGTAAAGGTCAAATGGTGGAGTATGTGCTATTTGAACCAAAGCAACTACCAAGTGGTAGTAAGATGTTATGGAGGATAGTAGATGATGTGATGGACAGAACGTTCTTGCAAGAGGGTGGTCTGTTTACGTTGGTAGAAGATTTAAGTTTTGCGCACCCATTTGGGGAAGTACCTGCCGTGATATGCAGTAATTTATCTTATGTAGGGGAGGATGAAAAGGTGGCTGCTATTGATAGCGTTATAGGCATAGCGAAAGAGTTGGCACAGAATCAAAGCATATTGACGCTTTACAAGATATTTAGAGGAATGCCATTGTTTTGGAAAGTGGTGCAATTTTGTGGGGATTGTCAGGGAAGTGGCAAGACAGGTGATGAAGTTTGTGGCACTTGCAATGGACACGGAAAATATGTAGGGAAGAATGATGTAACTGATGTTATAGAAGTGCCATTACCAGAGGGAGACGAGAAGTTGTTGGTAGGGGATAATATTGGCGGTTATTTAAGTCCAGAGTTGAGTACTTGGACACAGTTCAATGACGAGTTGTTGATATTGGAGGAGAAAATGTATAAGTCACATTGGGGTACAAGTTTTGGAATTAGAACTAACAACAATGTAGAAAAGACTGCTACTGAAATATTGTTTGATAAGCAACCGTTTGAGAATCAACTAAACAAATATGCTGACTTTGCGGAGTATATCGAGTGGAAATTATCAGAGTGGATATTGAACTTGTATGATACAGGAAAGGACAAGTTCGAGAGTATGATTACTATCAACTTGGGTCGTAGGTATATCATAGAGAGTTATGATGTGTTGTTGGAAAGATATGAAATGTCGGTTAAGTCGAGTTGTAACAGCATTATCTTGGACAAACTTTTTGAAGAATATTTATGGAGCAAGTTTAGAAACAATCCTATTGACTTGCAGATAAGTTTGGCTAAGGCTAAGTGTGAACCATATTTGCATAGTACAGTATCACAAGTACTGGAGGTGTTTGGAAATGAGGAAGCGCAAAGAAAGATATTGTTTCAAAAGTATTGGATAGGAGTGACTAATTATTTGGACACCGAAAAGATTAAAAAAGATTTTAAAGTTTGGTTTGAAGCGAATAAGGTAACATTGCCAGAGCCAAAACAAGTAGTAACTAATTAAATAAATATAAATTATGAATCAAGTAGGAATTTACAAGCTCTACAAATTAGGGCGATTAAGCGGAGAGAATTTTGATCCGACAATTAAGGTGTTGGAGCGTGATTTACACGTAGTACATCACGAGTACGCAGAGAAAATCAATGCACAATCAAACATTAACGGATTGTTGTATGAAGAGGATGTGAAAGCGACTAAACTGTATTGGGAGAAAAAACCATTTAAAGCAGTTAAGGAGTATGTTAAGTTTGAGGAATTGAAAGATGTTGAAATGACAACATCGTCTGAAATTGAAAAATTAAGAGGTGAGTATTTAGAATTAAGTGGTAAGAAAGCTCATCACTTATGGAAAGAAGATAAATTAATCGAATTAATTGACGAACTTAAAAAGTAAACTATGGCATTAGAAAATGTATTAGAGATTGAAAAAGCTCTAGGGATTGAAGGCGGTACGCTAACGGAAATGATTACAAGCGAAGAGAAACATAAAATTGATTTATCAGAGTTGTTGATAGAAAAAAAGTCAATTTATGACGAAAGATTAGAGAACATCAAGAAAGAAACTGCAAAAACAGCACTTGAAATGGCTGTAAAAGAGCAGAGAAACGCATTAGGATTGGAATTTACTGGTAAAACAATGGAGAACCTGGTGAATGCAATCAAAGCAAAGACTGAAAGCGAGAGTAAAATTGAGCCAGAGGAGAAATATAAGTCGTTAAAGACTGATTTTGAGAAATTACAAGGTAATTTAGTAGAAAAAGAAAACGAATTTAACGCATTCAAGACAAACATTGAAAAACAAAACCTACTTTCAGAAATTAAAAACGATTTCACGAAACACATTCCAGACAATACGCTTGTTTCAAAATCTACCATTTTTACCGAAGCTAAGGAAAAAGGATTTTCTTTTGAAAGGGAAGAAGGAAAGACAGTTGTAAAAGACGCAAATGGAAACGTACTGAAAGATGAAAAAACTCTATCTCCTATTGATATTGCAACTTGGGTAACAAACTTTGCAACACCATATTTAGCAAAAGTAGAGGGTGGAAGCGGAAAAGGAGACGATAAAACCCAAGCAACAGCCGGAAGTTTTGAAGCATTTGAGAAAATGGCACAGAAAAACGGATGGAACGATGCTGAGAAGAATACGCAAATGGCGAGAATGATAAAAGATGGATCATTGAAGCTATGAGATGGCTAGAATGGTTTTTTAATTTATTTCTACGTAAAAAAGCGGAAAAGGTAAAACAAGAGGCTTTTTTAGAACGACAAAAAGAGATATTGAAGTATGCAAAAGTCAAGGAAGCAAACCAAAAATATCTATCTAAATATTCAGGGAGAAAAAAATACGTAAAAGCTCCAACTGAATAAATAAAAGAAGCCTATAAATTATTTTTATAGGTTTTTCTTTTTGTATAGATTTTATTTATATATTTGTAGAGAATTGCGGTAATGTTAATTCGGATAAAGGCGGTATAGCCAAACAATTTAAACGAATTTTTAACATAAAAACAAAAAAGCAATGGCAAATATGACCACCGCAAATTTGGTAAAGGCACAAGCAAAACTTATTGCTGCTTTCCAATCCTCTGAACTTAGATTCAGATTTCCAGCCACTTACTTGGCTTTAAGAGGTATGTCTCCTATTATGTTTCCTAATTACGATGTTTTAAGAACACGTGAGGATAGAGTAGTTGAGACTAATTACGCTACTAGAGCAACCCGTGCTTTAGGAGGTGCAAGAACACACAACCACACAGGGGTTAAACAAGACAGCGCAGTACTTACTCCAACTTGGACTACTTACAGCGACAAATTCAATATGTCTTTGAAACAAGCTGACATTTCTATTTATGATGCTCAAGAGCAAATGAATTTAGAGGTACAAAACATCATTTCCAACTTTATGGAAGGATATGAAACTGCTGCAACTGCTTATTTATTTGCAAACCGTTCAGGTGCTAACTTGGCAACTGCCGAAGGTACTTTTGATGCGGTAGATGATGTATTCGAGATTTTAGCTGCTAATGAAGCAAGAGCTATTCAAATCACTAAAATTGCATTGGATGCCAATAAATATCCATCAGGATGCACTATTTTCTGTGACAGTATCGCATTTGCTAAATTTGAGTATCAAGCTGCACAAGGAGCATCTAACAGCACTAACCTTTCATTCCAATTTAATGGTGTAACATTTGTTCACTCCGTTGAATTAGGCGCATTAGCCGCAGCATTAGTTTCTGCTTATGCTAAAGGTTTCTGGATTGTAGTTCCAACAGGAACAGTAGCTACTTTGCCTTGGATTCCTGTTCAAAACAGAAGAGGATTTACAGGAGCTGCTCCATTGGCAACTTACACTAATATCTTGAATCCTGTGGATGGAGAAGTTTACGCAATGCACTACTATTCAACAAGTGCTGACGATAGCGCAAACAATGGTTATACACAAGACGTAGTTACACAATATGAAGTATCGCAAGATTTATCATTTGTGAAAGCACCGTTAAGTGCAGCCAACACTACCCCAATTTTAGCTTTTGCAATAGTATAATGTTTGTAGCAAACAAAATAGCGGATGAGTTATTAGGTATTGTAGGGTTCAGACAACCTTACAACCCAATCTATGCTTTATTGGATGCAGACAACATTTTAAGTACATCAGGGTTGTTTATAAACGACAACCCTTATGCAAAAATCGAGTTTATAAAAGACAATCAGGACTATAAAGATATTGAAGTATTGGATTTTAATTTGCTGTTGAAAAATATGCAGAAATCAAGTATTGTTAGTGTTTGCAGTCAGGTTTTTAATGAGTTTGATTTTATTGACAGAGGGTTAGTGTATAAAAACGCTTCAAATAAAACGGAAGTGGAAACATTGCCTAATGGGTTTGTTGGATATAAAATACAGGTTTCAAATGCTAAAAACACGGCTTTCTCTATTAATAGGGTAATCCTAGATTTTAACGAAACAGGTACTTTTACTTTACTCTTATTCAACACAGGGAAGAAAGGTGCATTACAGAGCAAACTGATAACAATCACAACCGATAATCAAGTAGAAGAACTAAACTGGGTGATGGACAATACAGGCACAACTTACAAAGGAGACTACTATATTGGATATGTATCGACAGGGATTGCGGTAAAGCCTTTTAAAAGAGAATGGAACAACGCTAGTGTAATGAGCAGTTTTAAAGAATTGTGTT